GGGAGAATATCGCAAATTACCATTTCTACTATTACTCCATTTAGCCATTATGATTCTTTATTAGATATAACAATAAAGAAACGAAAAATGATTAAACCTAATGGCCTATTCTTTTCATTGCTTCCTTATGTAGTAAGTTCTCTAATTGTTGTTTATCTGCTTTGTATGCAAGATGCAATAAACATTTCTCCAAAGGTTGTAGAGTTACTTCTTCGAATTTAAGGATATCGCCGTTGGCCAATTCGTTAATAGTTGAGTAAGCTGCCCACTTCTTTGCAAAATTGGCAGCATGTTGGGAGGAACTTCCATCCCCTTCAAAGAGTTCAGGGTAGCGCTCAGTAAGTCCGTTGATAAACCTAACAAAAAAAAAAGTGCTCCAAAGTGTGCATCCATTCCTACATTGAGGAACTTCTTCTCATCTAATTCACCTGTATATGATTGGATTGCATACATATCACCTTGCTTCTTTGTTACAGGTCTGTATAGTATTGACATGATGTTTGCCCAATTGTCATCTATTTGTATTTGCTGATACTTTGTAATGTCCGAATATGCACCATAAGACATGTTAGATAAGTTTGGTTCAAATCCATACTCTATGCCATCTATTGTAATAAACTTTTGTAATTCTAATTCAATATTACCTATGAATGAATTAAGTTCAGATTTAATTGTATTGTAATCTTCTACTGCTAATCCTTTCAAATATAATGGGTCTAAATTACATAGATGATAAAGCATAACTGCTGTCATTGCTTCTTCATCATCTTTATAGTTATCCATTTCCTTTTGTAATGCAAGATATTGTTTTAATGTAATATCTGCATAAGATGTAGGAACTTTAATATTAATTTCTTTCACCGCCATTTGTCATTAAGTTTATTAAGTTTTTAAATTGTTTTACCTTTGCTTCTTCGTTTGATAACTTTGCTTGCATCATTATCATCTTTGCCTGTAAATCTTCGTTCTCTTGTTTTAAGTGATTAGCATATTCTATGAGTTGAGCTATCTCATCTCTATCCCATAATCTATCTCTACTAATATCTGTTTTTTCCGATTGTGATTGCATATGTTCCTTTGTTTTGTGCTTTAACACTTAATCTCATCATACATGCGTATCTTGCAGCATCAATAAGATGGTCCAATCCACCTTCAGGTGTGTCAGTAGTATAACCATGCTTATCAGTAATGTATTGATAGGCATACATTTCATTGATTAAGTTTTGTGATGTTTTTAATATGTGTATCTTGTAATTCTGCATTACTCCGATTCCGAACTTGATACTATCTTTTCCTTTGGTAACTGGCTTTGCGTTGAATCCACTTCGGTAGATTTCTTCAATAAGCCTTGGTTCGGAACTATCGCACCAGATTTCATGTCCTTTGTCGATTTCAAGCTTTCTGAGCTTATCAACGATGTCAGATGTAACGAGACCTTTTTCGTAAAGTAATTCTTCCAAATAAAGTTCATCACCCTTTTTGTATACTGCAACCAATGCAGAGGGGTCGTTACTAAAACCAAAGTCAAAACCAAAGGCAATGAAATCACCATCAGTATCATCAACAATGTCAAACTGAAATACGCTTTTATCATTTGGTGCAAACTCACCTTTTCCATATATCTTGTAATATTTAGGGTTTTTAATTTCTAATTCCTCAATTGCATATACCATCTCTTTTGGTAAATGTGGATTATCTTTATATGTTGTGACGTATCTATCACAATCTTGCATCTGTCTTAACCAATGATATGGTGAGACAGTAGGGTTATATGCTAATATAATTTGCCCTGATGTTCTTATACTTAATTGGAAATAACTTTCTTCATCTATTTCCGATGCTTCATCTATAAACAGGATATCACTTTTAATACCTCTTAATTTATCAGAGTCATCAGTAGAAACAAACTGAATAGCAGAATTGTAATAGGTCCAAACTCTATCAGTAAGGTTAAAATCTTCTTCATTCCAAATATCTAATTTTTTTAATATATCAATAAAATCTTTAATGATTGTTCTTTTCAATACAGGTATGCTCTTTCTGACAATGGTTATGTTAATGCCATCCTGCTCAATTGCTTTAACTAAAAGATATTGCAAGATAGCATATGTTTTACCACTTCTCGTTCCACCTATGTGCTGACTAACTCTTTGAGAACTATCTAGTAGATTCTGAAATGTTATCGTTGTGTCTATGTGTATTTCTGTTGGCATTATCTATTTGAATTGTAACCTGTTGTATCTTTTGTTCTATCTCTGCTTTCATTTCCGTTCTGCTCAGTTTAGGTAAATTAAATTCTAATAACTTAATTGCTAAATCCATTGCAGCCTTTGGGTCATCCTTAATCAATCTATCCATAACAGATGGCAAATTGTTTAATGCTTTGTTTGTTGCACGAGCAATTGATAACTTCATTTCTTCTGTGCTTCTATTTAAAGAACCAACCGGTCTTCCCTTTGCTAACTTATGTCCTTTTACGAATGGCATATCATGTATTATTTAAATATGTTTAATATAATAACCATCTATTCTGGCTTTGTAGTTGATACCTTATCTTTCCAATCTTTTACAAGTGGTTTTACAAATATCATTTTTGGTTGGCTTTCCTTTACTGCGTAGTGTTGATTACCTACTGCATATTTCTTTATAGCTTCCTTTGGGTTTGTTCTAGCTAACTCACCTCTTTCAGAATTTTCTTTTTTCCATAATAGTAGTGGTGCTTTACTGATACTTACTCCACTTGTCATTCCTACGTTTGTCCAATTGTCTGCAAGATATACTGCACCTCTTCTTCTTTCATTTCCTAATACATAAGTTTCCAATAGAAGTAAATCATCACCATACTTTTCTTTCCATCTTTGTATTAATTTGTTTCTTGCAATCTTTAATACTCTACTACCTAAATTTTTAATACCTGTGTCCGGCTTTAAACAAAATCTATAATTGTTTGCCATTCCATTACTCAATATCTGTCTTTGTTCTTTACTCCATCCTATCCACCTATCTCTATCACCAACTGCTAATACGCATGAACTAAATCCTATTGCTCCTATTAATTGTCCTTTATTATTCCATATTAACCAATTGATTCTTCTTTGTGGAACATCTTTATACTTTACATATGAATGCCATTGATTAATGAAATCTCTAAATAGTTTATTCTTTTCTGCTGTATCAACTTCGTCAAAAATGATATCTTCTTTATATTCAAAAAAACTCATAAATCATTTTTGTTTGGTGTGAATGGTTCCAATATCCAACCATGCAATATGTTTCCTCTTTCATCTATAATATAAAATGCATGTCTATCGGAATATGGGTTTGATATCCACTTTAATTCTTTTGTTCTTATGAAACTCCAATCAAAGTATAATTTTAAATGAGTATCTATTGTATATGGTTTAGATATCATATGGCATACTCATTGTAGATGGGTGTTCGTTTCTTACATCAGACATTGGTCTACCCATAGTTTTTTTCTTTGATTCATTAGTTCTTCTATCATATATCCAATCAAGTATTCCGAATTCTTCTGCTTCTCTCAATTGTCTATCGTAATGCCTTTTAACTGCTTCTGGTCCTTCTTCCCATGCTTTATTCAATCTTCTTCTTATATCTAAAAATCTTTTAAATGCAGCATTTGTTCTATTATCAAATGGATAATGTGCTTTGTTAGCTGGAAGTTTACCCAATTCTTTATCTCTTATTCTTCTTTCGTTTGCTTTCTTATTCCTACATGGATTACAAAACAATAAAGGTTTATCTGGTATAAATGTATCACCACAATACTTACATAATCTAGGTTGTGTTAAATCTACTTTTTTAAAGCTCATTGAATGGATTATTAATAACTTGTTCTAAATACTTTCTTATTTTCTTTACTGCTAAAAAGGTTGTGCTTTTACTTATCTTTATATCGTTTGCTACTTCATCTAATGTTTTATCACTCATCCAATAGAGTTGAAATATCTTTGATTGAGGCCACATCTTTGTTTGTTCTAAATGTTTTAATTCTTTTAATACTGAATCATATGCTTTTTGTATCTCTATATCTCTATCTGTATCATAAGGTATGTCCATTTCGTTATCATTGATATCTTCTACATACTTTGTCCGATTGAGTTTCTTTGTTTTATTGATATACCTATGCTTTATGAATTTACTACAATAGAGTAGGTTGTATGAATCATTACCCCACCATAATTTTGGATTTTGTTTTTTGTGTAAGTATTCATACAACTCCATTGTAATATCTTCCGCAGATTCTTTATGTTTCGTTATTTTATATGCAACTTGCAATAACCATTGATGTGATTCCGTATAAAGATTGGTTAATCTTCTTTCGCATTCAATTGCTAAACTGCCTGTTATATTCATATTCTAAAAGTTTTCACCTCTTTCCCTCATCCACAATCTTAAATGTGCAATTGCTTTTCCCCATAATGAACCACTACTTGCACAAGTACATGGTTGCGGCTCTCTTGCATCTCTTACACCATTAAATACATTCCAAATAAATGGAGCATCACCTTCAGGTAAATGTGATGTAATCTTTTTAAGTATCTCTCTTAATCTATCTACTTCTTCTATTGATAAGGGATGATATTTATTCTCTTCCATAATTATTTTACTTGTTTAAGTTTAGGTAAATTAAATTCTTTTGATTGTGGTTTAGCTTCTCTACCAGGAATATCCATTGGATTATCAGTATTCAAAAATGGTTTTAGTGCTTCAATGTGTGGATGGTCTCCTGGAAATGCGATAGACATTGCCGCAAGGATTAGGACTAAATCATTTACTGAATTTAACTTACTGAAATCAATAAGATAAAGTTTGTTTGGGTTAATAGTTGTTGTGCTTGCTAAACTGATTTTTGTTTGTTCCATACTTCTTTATTTTCTTTTAATTTGTTTACTATATTTTTCAATTCTTCTTCTTGCATTGGGAAATCTTCATCTAATAAATTCAGATAAGGTTTAGGATGTTCATTCAAATTGATTGTAGTTGCATCTAATAATACTTTAAATAAATCCCATTTATTCCAAATTTGGTAGTATCTTGTATCTTTTAAATGAATAAGATACCAATCTTCTTCTAACTTTTTAATTTCTTCTATCATAGTTGTTAATTAATTTTATCCATTCTTTTGTATCGTTATCTCTTACTTCTCTAACTTCATCTAAGTCAGAACTTGTACTCATTTTAGTTTGTGTTGCTATACCTCTTAATTGAAATATCATATTGGGTTGTGAATGTATGAAGTTATCGCCATACCATATCTTTAAACTATCAGGTATATCCTTCCATAAATTTTTCTTAAACGAAAACAGGCATCCCCAACCCCCTTTGTTATTTCTATTATCATAAACTTCAATCTTAACATCTTTTGATTGCTCTAAATTGTAGTTATCACTATGTGCTCCGATATATCCTAACTCTAATAGATTTTCGGTTTGTTCTAAATACTGATAATATTCATCAACGTCAAAAAGTATATCATCATTTGAAATTGTTATG